CAGGAGGAATCTTAAAATGTCTGTTATTCAACAGAACTTAGAAAAACTAACTGTTGTTGCTGGTGTTGCTACTGCTGCTGTAACAAGCACAGCTACATCAAGTGCAATAGATCTTCTCGAATACGATGGAGATGTAATGCTAATTTTGGATAGTGCTGCTGGTGGCGGTTCTTCTCCAACATTAGATATTAAAATTACTGAATCTGATGCTTCAGGTGGTACATACACAGATTTATCTGGCGCTACTTTTACACAAGTAACAGGTTCTGCTTCAATGCAAACTCTTGCAATCAACAAAGATGAGAGCAAGCGCTTCATCAAAATTGTTCAAACAATCGGTGGCTCATCACCAACATTTACTTTTAGCATCAACTTAGTTGGTCTTAAAAAGTACGGATAAAAATATAGCCCTCTTATAGAGGGCTTTTAATTATGGCTTTTACTGAGGATATAGACACTTTTTTCGCTGATTTTAAAGATACTGTTGTTTATAACTCTACAACCTATGAAGGTATATTAGATCAACCTGATGAGATGATTGCCGATGGTCTTGTAGTAACAACAGATTATCAACTTACAGCAAGAACAAGTGATTTAGGCTCTTTAGTTTTTGATGCAACAGTAACAGTAAATTCTGTTAATTATAAAGTTCGTAATGTAAAAAAAATTGACGATGGCACATTGTGTGTTGTCTTTCTAATGAAGGTATAACATGGCTACAAAAAGAGAACAAATTTTAGCCGCTTTAAAAACAAATCTTGCAAATACTACTGGTGTTGGCTCTAGGATTTATAGATCCAGACCAGAAGCATTTAGTAAGGCAGAAACCCCAGCAATTGTTCTTGAGCCAATAAGTGATACTCCACAGGATACAACTAGTTTTAACAACTCAATAACATGGGAGTTTAGAATCCGTATTTCTGTAATTGTTAGAGGTGCAGTACCAGATAATGTTGCAGATCCTACAATTGAAAGTTTACATACGAAAATGCTCACAGATCCTACTGTAGGCGGACTTACTATTGATATAAGACCATCTACAACATCCTTTGAGGTTTTAGAAGCAGATGAACCAGCAGGGATTATTTCTTGTGAGTTTGATATTGAATATCGAACTTTATATAATAGTTTGAGTACATAATTTTGTTGTATCCTCAAGCCTATCAACCCTGATTGTTTATTATGGAGTATGAAATCCCAAACGAGGGTGGAACTTACATTCTGAACCCTAAAACTGGCAAAGTAAAGCTAGTACAACAAACTTCACAAGCTGAACCCCCTATTGAGGTAACTAAAAATGGCACAACTGACAAGGAAAAGAGTAATTCTGATTGAATCAGAAAGTTCATACGGAACAGATCCAACTATGGCTGCTTCAACAGTTGTTCTTGTGAGAGATTTAACAATCACACCACAAACAAGTGATGTTGTAAGTAGAGATGTTGTAAGGCCATTCTTAGGTGCTTTTCAGCAGCTTCTTGCAAATACAAGAGTTGAGGTTACTTTCAGCGTTGAACTTGCTGGTTCTGGAACGGCTGGAACAGCGCCTAGATATGGAGATGCTCTCAAAGCCTGTGGATTTTCAGAGACAATAGCTTCTAATACATCTGTTACCTATGCTCCAGTATCAAGTAGTTTTTCTTCAGTATCAATACACTACAACACAGATGGTGTTAGACATATTATTACTGGCTGTCGCGGAAGTTTTACGATTAACGGATCTGTTGGCGAAATTCCTACAATAGATTTTAATTTTACCGGTATATACAACGCTCCAACAGATACAGCATTACCTACAGTTACTTATGGTAATCAGGCAACACCATTAATATTCAAAAATGGTAATACTAGTGGCTTTGAGCTTTTATCTCATAGTGCTGCTTTACAAAGTATATCTTTAGACATAGGTAACGAATTAGTTTATCGTGAGCTTGTTGGAGGAACAAAAGAAACTCTAATAACAAATAGAGGTATCTCAGGTACAGTTCAAATAGAGGCTATGGCGCTTGGTACAAAGGATTATTTTGCTGCTGCAGTTGCAGAAACTACTGGTAATCTTACTTTCTTGCATGGGACTACTGCTGGAAATAAAGTTCAAGTAACATCAACTAAAGCTGATATTGGCGATGTTGCTTATTCAGATATGGATGGAATACAAATGTTAGACATACCATATACACTTGTGCCATCAGCAGCAAATGACGAGATATCGATTGTCTACACATAAATAGTTACTAAATATTGACTCTTAAGCTAAAGTGTAGAAGTATATTTATTTCTACACTTTATGGCTTTTGTAAGAAAAAAGAACAAAACATTTAAATGGCCTGTTCTTGTTCGTGAACCTAGCGAGACTGATGCTGGTGTTTATGAGGAAAATGAATTTATCGCTATTTTTAAAAGATTAAAAGTAAGTGAATATCAAAATGCAGCGGATAATAAATCAGAATTTGAATTGTTAAAAATGATGTTACAGGGATGGGAAAATATGAAGGAGGAGAATGGTGAGGATATACCCTTTAATAATCAAAATTTAAAAGATATGATGGAGGATGCCTATTGGTTAAGGGCAGTTTCAGATGCTTACACTAAGTCTTTGATGGATGAAAAAGTAAAAAACTAAAAGAGGCAGTTCTTTATTGGCTTGGATTAGGTGATCAAGAAATTGATGAAACACAAAAAGACGCAGAAGCATTAGGTATAGAACTGCCAAAAGAAAAATCAAAAGAAGAAAAAAAAGATTTTGAAGTTTTACCTGATAATTGGGACGCTGTTATGATTTTTTGTAATATGCAGACACAATGGAGTACATCGTTTGGTGGCTTTGTAGGATTAAGATATGAAGTGCTTTTAATGCAAGGTGGTATGTTTGACCTTTACAATATAGTAGATAGGCGTAAAATTCTAGAAGAACTACAAGTTATGGAAACCACTGCTTTGAAAGAAATAAATAAGGTAAAGAAATAACATGGCAGATACAGTTACAAAAATTGGTATAAGTTTTGAAGCTTTTGGTGATACAAAAATTAAGAAAGCTTTTGGTAATTTAGGTAAAGAAGTTTCAGTATTAAAAAGAGATTTTGGTAGTTTAAGTGATAAATCGATAAAAAAAGTAAAAGAGCAGTTATTAGGCTTTAACAAGGCAACAGGAACTAGCATTAATAGTATGCAAGCGCAAAAAACCGCGTTAGAAGGTTTGCGTAACATGGCAGATGTGACAGGTGCAGAATTTAAACAACTCACGGCTGACATTGCAAAATTAGATGCAAAGATGCGTCAAGCTTCTGTCGGAACAACAGGTTTTAAGGGTAAATTAAAAAACGTTGCAAAGATTGGTGGTGCGATTGGAGCAGCTGGTATTTTTGGTGGGTTTGAGGGTGCTGCTGGTGCTGCAATCGGTGGCATAATTGGAGGCACGCCAGGTGCAGTAGCTGGTGGTGTAATTGGTTCACAACTAGGTATTATAAGAGAGCAAATAGCTACTACCGCAGATTATTCTGCTAAGTTAAGATTACAAAGGGAAGCTTTAGCTCTTGTTATTGGAGATACTAATAAATTTGCCGAGGCTCAAGCTTTTTTAACACAGGTATCTGATGATTTAGCAATACCTCAAGATGTTATTACCAGACAATTTACATCATTAACCGCTTCTGTGGTTGGTGCTGGTTTATCTGTTACTGATGCTGAAAATGCATTTGAGGCGATAGCTGCTGGTATTAGAGGTACTGGTGGATCTCTCGAAGATATGAAAGCAGCTATGAGAGCAACTAGTCAGGTGTTCTCGAAAGGTAAAGTAAGTGCTGAAGAGCTAAGGCAACAACTCGGGGAAAGATTGCCTGGTGCGTTTACTTTATTTGCTGAGTCTATGAATAAAACTCCAGCAGAGTTAGATAAAGCATTAGAGCAAGGTAAAGTTACGCTCGATGATTTCATGAACTTTACTACACTACTTACTCAAAAGTATGGAGACAATGCAAAGCTTCTTGCAGATAGCCCTGCTGCTGCTGGTGATAGGTTAAAAACTGCAATGTCTAGGTTAAAAGATAATTTAGGACAAATTCTTCAACCTATAGGTGCTGGATTTCAAAATACTTTTACTGTAATTGTAAATGTAATAGATAAAGCTGTTGTAGGACTAAAAAACTTTTTGAAAATAGGTGAGAAATTTGAAAAAGAAAAATTAGATGCGCTTATAGTTAAAAGAAAAGAACAAGAAGAACAAATAAAAAAATATAAAGGGATTTTAGCTGAAGCGGAAGCTATTTTAAAACCGATCAGAGAAAAACAAGCTGCTGGAATAAAACTTACAAGAGAAGAAATTAGATTAGGAGCAGAGAATCAAAACAAACCAATTGAGCTTCCTAGAAAAATAAGATTTCTTGAGAGTGATCTTAATCAAACAAATATAGAGATTGCCGTTATAGAAAATAATTTAGAAAGAATGAATATTAAACTTGAGGAAGGTAAAAACAAAACAAATCAACTTAAAGATACCTCAGTAAACGCTTTTAGATCTATGGGAGATGGTGTAAAACAATATTTAGAATCTATTAAAAATATGAATAAACAAATTGCTGATGCTACTGTTAACGCTTTTAAAAACATGGAGGATGCGCTTGTAAATTTTGTTATGACAGGTAAATTAAATTTTGCTGATTTTGCAAGATCAATAATTGCTGACATTACAAGAATGATAATTAGACAACAAATATTTAATGCATTAACTGGTTTTCAAAAAATATTTAGTTTTGGATCAAGTATAGATGAATCAATCTCAGACAAAGTAACCAAAGGAAATACACTTCTAGGCACACCTGGCCGTTCACGTATTGATGCATTATTACAGGTTGATGATAATGCAAAGGGTAATGTCTTTGCTAAGAGCAAAATTGTTCCATATGCAATGGGTGGAACAGTAGTTCGAAAGCCATCAATATTTCCTATGGCAAATGGTGGTGTTGGTTTGATGGCAGAAGCTGGTTATCCAGAAGCTATAATGCCTTTAAAACGTGGAAAAGATGGAAAACTTGGGGTTATAGCGCAAGGTGGAGGTATTGGTAATATAGTTGTAAACGTAGATGCCTCGGGATCTGCCGTTCAAGCAAATGAGACACAATCAGCACAACTTGGGAAAATGCTTGGTTCTGTAATTCAAGCAGAACTTATCAAACAACAACGACCAGGAGGTTTACTTTCGTAATGGCTGAAACATTTCCATCAATTGACCCTGTATATGGAGTTGAAAAAAATGTAAATCCTTCTATTACAAGGACTAGATTTCAAGATGGATATGAGCAAGTCGTAAAGTTTGGATTAAATATAAATCCAAAAAGTTATAGTTTGATATTTGAAAATATTACTGAAGCAGAAAGTGACACTATTGAGGCTTTTTTGGATGCTCGTATTGCAGATGGAGACTATTTTAATTGGCAAGCGCCTGATGAATCATCAACATCAAAATATCGCGCTTTACCAAGAAAAAAGATTATTAATTATCCTAACTTAGCAACAATAGAAGTTACTTTTAACGAAGTATTCGAACCATAATGGCAATACCTGTTTCTGAACTACAAAAACCTAGTCCAAGTAATATTGTTGAGCTTTTTCAACTTGAGTTAAATACAACAATGCATAGTATTTCTCAAATTTATTATTTTCATAATGGAACAAATACAAATAACAATAGTAATATAATTTTTGATAATAATGAATACACAAGGATGCCTATAGAGGCAGAGGGTTTTGAATATAATGGCAAGCAAACACCAAGACCTACATTAAAAATATCTAATATTTTAGGAACGATAACAACTATATTATTAACTCTTCCACAAGGATTAGAAGGTGCAAAAGTTACCCGAATAAGAACTTTGATGAGATATATTGATAATGTAAATTTTACTGGGGGTGAAATATTATTAGAAAATGGTTCAAATTTATTGCTTGAAAATGGTAGTGCAATAGATATGGAATCAGGTATAAATCCATTTGGTACTCCAGATCCAACAGCAACATTTGATGAACAAATATTTTTAATTGATCGTAAACAAGCAGAAAATAGAGCAGAAGTTGTATTTGAGCTTGCAGCGAGTTCTGATGTGCATGGAGTAAGGCTTCCAAAACGTCAAGTCTTGCCTGATGATTTTCCTGGTATTGGTACGTTTTTCTCATAATGTGGCAAGATCAAGCACTTGAACACGCAGTTGAAGAAAACCCAAGAGAGTCATGTGGTTTATTAATTATTAAAAAAGGAAAAGAAGTTTATTTTCCTTGTAAAAATTTGGCTGCTAAACCTACAGATCAATTTATTTTAGATGCTGATGATTGGGTAAAAGCAGAAGACCAAGGAGAAGTTGTAGCTGTAGTTCATAGTCATCCAGTTACAAGTCCACATCCTAGTGATGCAGATAGAGTTGCTTGTGAAAAATCAAATTTAAAATGGTGGATTGTTCAACCTAATTTAAAGCAATGGGGTTTTTGTGAGCCTTGTGGATACAAAGCACCATTAATAGGAAGACAATGGGTATGGGGAGTAAATGATTGTTGGTCTTTAGTTCGTGATTTTTACAAAGAAGATTTAGGCATAGAGTTAAGGGATTGGGTACGACCAAACGACCCTGACGAATTTATTAAAAATCCTATGTTTAATCAATGTTATGAAGATACAGGTTTCAGAGAATTATTGCCAACAGAAGATTTAAGATATGGAGATTTATTATTAATGTCTATAAGTAGTAGCGGATTAAATCATATTGGTGTTTACTTAGGACAGCAGACTCTCTTGCATCATTTGCAAAATAGATTATCAAGTCGTGATCTATTAGATGAATGGCTGCTAAAATGCACAGGTAAAAGGATTCGTTATGCTGCGTAAAATTAAGCTATACGGAGAACTCGCTAAGTTTTTGGGTGAGAAAAATTTAGAAGCAGATGTTAATAATGCTGCACAGGCAATAAGATTTTTAGTCGTTAATTTTCCTAAATTAGAAAAACATATGGCTGATAGATATTACAGAGTATTAGTTGACAAATGGGAAGTCGATGAAAAAGAACTTCATTATCCAAGTGGAGCAAATGATATAAAAATAGTGCCTGTTGTTGGAGGTGCAGGAGGGGAATTTGGACAGGTATTATTAGGTGCTGCATTAATAGGGGCAAGTTTTATGTTTCCTGGTGCTGGAATGTTTGGACATACTGGTTTATTTGGGGCTGGAGAAGCGGTGGCTGGTGGCTTTTTGACAAAGGTAGGAACTATAACTTCTGTAATTGGTGCATCTTTAGTGCTTAATGGTATTGCAACTATGCTTGCACCTGTAGAAACAATCCCAGAAGAAAATCAAGATCCAAGAAGATCTTTTAATTTTAGTGGTATACAAAATACAACAAAAGCCGGAGTTGCCGTTCCTGTAATTTATGGCCGCACGATGACTGGATCTGTAGTGGTGTCAGCTAATATCACAAACGAGCAGGTGGAAGTATGAGTAAGATAATTGGATCTGGCGGTGGCGGAGGAAAAGGTGGTGGTGGTGGTGGTGGCACACCTACCGAAGCAAAAGATAATTTAGATTCAAAAAGCTTTGCAAGAGTTTTAGATCTTATAGGAGAAGGTGAGATAGAAGGACTTGATGATGGTGCTAAGTCTATATTTTTTAATAACACTCCACTACAAGCTGCTGATGGTACTTTTAATTTTAAAGATGTAACTTTTGAGGCAAGAACAGGAACTTCTAATCAAACAACAATTCCTATAACAAGAGATGTTGCTACTACTAAATCAACTGGTTTTTCTACAGTTCCACAAGCGACACCAAAAGTTATACAAATTACAGATTCAAATGTTGATGCAGTTTCTGTACAAATAACAGTACCGCAACTACAACAGTTTAGTGATAAAGGAGATATTTTTGGTACAGAAATACAATTAGAAATTGCTGTTCAATATAGTGGTGGTTCATATCAAAATGTTGTATCTGGAAATCAAGGAAAGATTACAGGTCGAACTCCTGATGTTTATTTGCGTGATTATTTAATTAATTTAGATGGTGCTTTTCCTGTAAATATTAAAGTAACAAGAATTACAGCAGATAGCTCATCTTCAAAATTAGTAAACGCTTTTCAATTTAATACTTATGTAGAAATAAAATATGACCAAAGAACATACCCTAACTCAGCACTTATAGGCTTAAAAGTAGATGCTGAACAATTTTCTTCTATACCTTCAAGAAAATATTTAGTAAAAGGGATAAAAGTAAAAATTCCACATAATGCAACAGTAAGAGCCGATGGTAGTTTGTCTTATTCTGGAACATTTAATGGTACTTTAGGCGCTGCTCAATATACAAACGATCCGGCCTGGTGCTTATACGATCTTTTGACTTCTGAAAGATATGGTTTAGGTTCTCATTTACAAGAATCTGCTTTAGATAAATTTAGTTTCTATCAAGCTTCTGTATATTCTTCTGAACTTATAGATGATGGAACTGGAACAGGTAATACAGAACCAAGATTTAGTTGCAATGTAGCAATACAAAACCAACAAGAAGCTTATAACGTCATTAATCAAATGTGTTCTGTATTTAGGTCAATGCCTTTTTGGAGTGCAGGTGCTTTTACAATCACACAAGATTCTCCAAAAGATTCAAGCTATTTATTTACTCTTGCAAACGTATTAGAACCTGGTTTTAGCTATTCAGATGTAAGTCAGAAACAAAGACCTACTGTTGTTATTGCTAAATATTTAGATTTAGAACTAAGAGATATAAACTATGTCGAGCAAATAGATACTGCAAACCAAGCTAGATATGGTTCGATTGTTAAAAACATAGATGCTTTTGCTTGTACAAGTCGTGGACAAGCATCACGTTTAGCAAAATGGATGCTTTACATGAGCAACGTAGAACGTGAAGTTGTGACATTTAGTTGCGCTATTGATGCAGGTGTTTTAGTAAGGCCAGGTCAAATTATTGAAATCGCAGACCCACTAAAAGCAGGAGAAAGAAGAGGTGGTCGTATTCAATCTGCTACTACAAACTCTGTAACAGTAGATGATTCAACAAGTTTAACTTATTCTGTTGGAGCTACTTTATCCGTAATACTACCTGATGGTAGCGTTGAAAATAAAACAGTCTCATCAATTTCAGGAAATGTTATTAATTTAGGTCAGCATTATTCAAGTGCTCCTAATGCTAATAGCATTTGGGTTTATCAAACAACTAATATTCTCACAAGTACTTGGAGAGTTTTATCAATAGAAGAAAAGGATAGAGCTTTTTATACCGTGACAGCAAGTGAGTATAACTCAGGTAAATATAATCATATTGAAAGCGGTATAACTTTACCAACGAGAGATATTACTGATTTAGATATACCACCATCAGCACCCTCTGGAGTGACGGCAGAAGAAGTTATTTATGAAGACACAGGAATTGCAAGGGTAAAAATAATTGTAAGTTGGACAACATCTACTGATAACGCATACGTTAGATGGAGATATGAACAAGGTAATTACACATCAAGAATAGTAGAAGGTGCAAAAAGTTATGAGATACCAGACACTATTGAAGGAAATTATACGATTGAGGTTTATAGCGTAAGTTCTTCTGGTTTGAGGTCTACACTTCCTAACTCCTTAAATCCTTTTGTTGCTGTAGGAAAAACAGCATTACCTGCAAATGTGAGTGGTGTAAGCTTGTTACCTATAGACGAGTCAAGTGCAATTTTAAGTTGGAATCGTGCTACAGAGCTTGACGTTTTATTAGGGGGTAAGACGCTTATCAGACATTCTTCTTTAACATCAGCAGCGCAATGGAAAGATTCACAAGAAATTGTTGTCGCAGCAGCAGGTAGTCAAACACAAAAAATAGTTCCGTTACTTGAGGGAACTTATCTTATAAAGTTTGAAGACGATGGGGGAAGACAATCACCTGCACCTGGCTCACAAGATTCTGATTGGAATAATACAAGGGTTACAACAAATTTACCAGCACCACAAGAAAGGTTATTAGTAGGAACTATTGATGAGCATACTGCTAACTTTACAGGATCTAAAACAAATACTGTTTATGATTCAGCTTTAGATGCTTTAAAATTAACAGTCACTAATAATGCATCAGCAACATCAGGAGAATATTTATTTAGTAATTCAATAGATTTAACACAAGCGTATGATGTTAACCTTAGAAAAATTTTAAAAGGAAGTAATTTTATTTTAAATAGTTTATGGGATGATAGAACAGATTTGATTGATACTTGGGGATATATTGATGCAGTTGGTGGATTAACCGAAGCTACAGCTTGTAATGCTGCTGTTTACGTTAGATCAACTAATGACAATCCTTCTGGCTCTCCTACTTGGAGTGCTTATAAAGAATTTAGTAATGTTTTAATTACTGGCAGGGCTTTTCAATTTAAGGCATTATTGACAAGTAATGACACAAACCAAAACATAGCTGTAACTCAATTAGGAGCTACACTAGAATTACAAGGAAGGACAGAAAGTATTTCAACTCCAGTTACTACTGGATCATCACAATATACTGTTTCTTTTACTAATCCATTCAAACAAACACCGACTGTAGTAGTGACTCCGACTAATCAACAATCTGGGGATTTCCACGAACTTGCTAATATAACTAGAACAGGTTTTCAAGTCACATTTAAAAATGGAAGTTCTTCAGTCGCTAGATCTTTTGTATGGGCTGCATCAGGTTTTGGTAAGGAGGTTACATAAATGAGCAATACACATGATTATGATATCGGAAATGCGGTAGGCCAAACCTTCAGATCAGATTTAAATACTTGTCTTGGAGATATTCAATCATTAAATAGTGGTTCTTCTGATCCTTCTACTACTGTTGCCTATAAAATTTGGGCTGATACTGCAAATAATCTATTAAAAATTAGAAATTCTGCTAATAATGGTTGGTTGGTTTTAGGGAGTCTAACGGATGCTGCACATACTAATAATTTTGGATTAGCAACAAAAGCATCTCCAGATTTTACAGGCACAGTAGATTCTGCTGGTGATATTGTGATGGGTGGTACAGGAGCTTTAAAACTACCAAGTGGTACAACTGCTCAAAGACCAACAGCAGCCACAGGTCAAATAAGATTTAACAACGCTACAACTTCTTTTGAAGGATATAACGGATCAGCTTGGGGAGAACTTGCTAATGGTGTTCCTATTGGCTCTGTCTTTAATTTAGCTACAACTACTGTCCCTACTGGATTTTTAGAATGTAATGGTGCTGCTGTAAGTAGGTCAACATACGCTAGTTTATTTGCAGCTATTTCAACAACATGGGGATCTGGAGATGGATCTTCTACTTTTAATCTTCCTGATCTTAGAGGTCAATTTGTAAGAGGTTGGGATAATAGTGCTGGAGTTGATAGTGGCAGATCATTTGCCTCAAGTCAATCAGACCAGAATAAATCACACAATCACACAGCAAGCGTTACAGATTCAGGCCACTTCCACCATTCATTTAGATCAGGGAATGCTGGAGAGCTACGAACTAGCAGTAATTTAACGAGTAGTAACTTTCCTTCATCTGGTACTGGTGCTGGTAACTTAAATGAGGCATATAATATAACTGCTCAATCAAGTGAATCAGATGTAGGTAAAACTTCAGATGAAACAACTGGGATTAGTGTTTCTAATGCTAATGATGGTGGTAATGAAGTTCGTGTTAAAAACTATGCTCTAATGTATGTAATTAAGTTTTAATTATGACAAATCAAAAAATATCAGAATTAACAGCATTAACAGCACCAGCAAGTACTGACATATTGCCTATTGTTGATGTCAGTGGTGCTGGTACAGGTTCTAATAATAAAATCACATACGCTAATTTACTCAGCAAAGCACCTGATGGATCTGCTTCTGCACCATCTTTTAGTTTTAATTCAGACAATAACTCAGGAATAAGTGGTGGCTCAGATACTTTAACTTTCAGTACTGCTGGTGTAGGCAGAATGACAATTAGTTCTGCTGGTCTTGTAAGCATACCAGGTGACTTAACGGTAAGTGGTACAACAACCACAATTAACACAACTAATCTTGATGTTGAAGATAAAAATATTACGCTTGGAAAAGTATCAACTCCTAGCGATACAACTGCTGATGGAGGTGGATTAACACTTAAGGGAGCGACAGATAAAACATTTAATTGGGTTAATTCAACAGATTCATGGACAAGTAGCGAGCATATATCTGTATCTGGGCAGAAAGAGTTTAGATATTTAGATTCTGACTCATCTCATTATGTAGGTTTTAAATCGCCAGCTACAGTCTCTTCTAATGTTGTTTGGACTTTGCCTTCTGCGGATTCTTCAGTAAGTGGTTACGTCTTATCCAGTAATGCTTCTGGAGTTCTTAGTTGGGTAGAACCTGGTCAGAATGCAGATCCTAATTTTACAGGTACGTTAACTCTTACTGATGATGGTAATGTTAGAGGATTTGCTTCTACCCATGCTACATATACTGGATCGGTAAAAACTTTCACAGTTACAGTTGCAAGTAAAACAGCAGCCCATAGATATAACGGAAGTGGCTCAAGTAATGGCTATAAGATTGATGGTAAGGAAGCACCATTTTTAACTCTTACACCAGGTCGTACCTATAAGTTTGACCAATCAGATAGTAGTAATAGTGGTCA